ACAATTGTTTGAAGACCACTATGTTGATGTTCCAGATGAAAAATATGATGTGCTAGAAGCACAATCTGAAAAAATTTCAGAACTAGAAGGTAGAATTAACGAAATGATGGAAGAGCAAATCCAGTCTAAATCAGTAAATTCAAAACTAGTTAAGGAGCAGGTGATGTCAGAATTAAGTACTGACCTTGCCGAAACAGAAATTGAAAAGTTTAAGTCACTTATCGAAGATGTAGATTTTACTACTGAAGAATCTTATCGTGAGAAGCTTAGTACTCTAAAGGAAAGTTATTTCCCACAGACACTTACTGAAGTTGTGACTGAAACAATTGATGATGTAGATACTGGCACAGCACAGGACATTGACACAACTGACTCAATGCATGCATACATGGCTGCAATAGGTAGGACTGTTAAAAGTGCAAAATAAACAATTTTATAAATAGTAGAAAATATAAGGAGAAACCAAATGTTTCAAACAGAACATCTACAAGAAAAGTGGCAGCCAGTCCTTCAACACCCTGATTTACCAGAAATCAAGGATAGTTACAGGCGTGCCGTTACTACAATAATCTTAGAAAACCAAGAAAAATCAATCAGAGAGGACAGAGCGTTCTTGAATGAGTCAGCACCAACTAACTTTGGTGGCAGTGGAACTAATAATGCTTCATTAGACACTTTTGACCCAATTCTTATTTCATTAGTAAGACGTTCAATGCCTAATCTTATCGCATATGACATCTGTGGTGTTCAGCCAATGACTGGCCCAACAGGTTTAATCTTTGCAATGAGAGCAAGATTTGCTTCAATGGATGGTGCAGAAGCACTTGCAGACGAAGCACTGCCTGACCACACAAACCAAAATGCTGCTGGTACTGTTGGTGGTGGAGACATTGGTGCAACAGAAACTAATCCTTCTGTTCTTAATGACTCACCTGCAGGAACATATACTAGTGCAACTGGTATGACTTCATTACAAGGTGAAGCATTAGGTGACTCTGGTACAAATGCATTCGCAGAGATGGCTTTCAGTATTGAGAAACATACTGTTACCGCTGTAACAAGAGCTTTAAAAGCAGAATATACTATGGAACTTGCTCAAGACTTAAAAGCAATTCATGGTTTAGACGCTGAAACAGAACTTGCAAACATACTATCTGCTGAAATTCTTGCAGAAATCAACAGAGAAGTTGTAAGAAACATATATGTATCTGCCGTTAAAGGTGCATCTGTAAATACAACTACTGCTGGTATTTTTGACTTAGACACAGACTCAAATGGTCGTTGGTCAGTCGAGAAGTTCAAAGGTTTAATGTTCGCAATCGAGAGAGATGCTAACGCTATTGGTCAACAGACTCGTAGAGGAAAAGGTAATATGATACTATGTTCAGCTGATGTTGCTTCCGCACTTCAGATGGCTGGTGTTCTAGATTACACTCCTGCACTTAACAACAACTTGAATGTTGATGACACAACAACAACATTTGCTGGTGTTATGAATGGTAGATATAAAGTATATGTAGACCCATATGCTGCAAACGTATCTGCATCACAATACTATGTTGTAGGTTATAAGGGAACTTCACCATACGATGCTGGAATGTTCTACTGCCCATATGTACCATTGCAAATGGTAAGAGCAGTTGGCGAGAATAGTTTCCAACCAAAAATTGGTTTCAAGACAAGATATGGTATCGCAGCCAACCCATTCCATACTGGAACAGTAGCAGCTGCTGCTGATGGTGCGATCTCAATCTCATCTGCAACCAACAAGTACTACAGAAAAGTTAAAGTTTCTAACTTAATGTAAGAAAACGAACCAACCTAAAAGAGAGGGGATTTATTCCCCTCTTTTTTTTGTTTAAAATTAATGATACCATTTTCTTTAAATAATGTCCAGTTTCAAAGGTTTTTTTTATAAATAAAAATGTATTTAATACTTGACAAAGTCTTTATATTATGATATATTAAATACAACAATAAAGTATAAGATTGTATTAAATAAAGGAAATATTATGAAAAATGAAACTTATAACCTATCACTTAGATTACCTATTGATATTAAAGATAACTTAAAAAGAGTATCAAAACAAACAGGTCAATCAATTAATACAATCTTATACAATTCTACTAAATCTATATTAAAGACAAAATTAGGAGTTACATCATGTCTCAAGAAATAAAATCATTTGAAATAAAAACACCAGAAGAATTAGCAACTTATGGAACTGCAAGAGGTGGAAATTCATTAGTTCCTCTTTCATCATGGAATAAATTGTTTTCTGGTAATGTTGCAGGAATTGGTTATCCAAGAGTAGTTAAAGATGCAAATAAAAACTATGATAATAGAATCACTCCGCCACAAGAACAACTAAACAAAGCTAAAGCTTTAAATAAGAAGATTCGTATTACTGCTTCAGAATGCAAAGAATTTTTTACTATTACTTTAGTTGATGTTGTAGCATAAAATAAATTATTAGCTAATAATTATAAGGAGGCTTTTAGGCCTCCTTTTTTCTTTATAAATAGATGTATGGCAACAGAAACTTCACCATTGAACAGACAACCAGACAAGTTGGATTATACAAGTCCGACTCAGTTTAGGTTTATGATTAATCAATTACCCAAAGTACAGTTTTTTACACAAGCTGCAAACATACCTGCTATAAGTTTAGGTGAGTTAATTATACCTACACCATATAAAGATATACCTATTATTGGCGATAAGGTTACGTTTGAAAATTTAAGTGTAACATTTTTAGTTGATGAATTTTTAGAAAATTATTCTGAATTACACAATTGGTTAATTGGTATTGGTTTTCCAAAAAGTAGAACACAATTTACAAACTTTCGTTCTACAACATCAAATAATTCAAATGCAGGTGCTGGTGGTAATACTGACATAGGTAAAGTTGGTAGTCCTACTGCAGACAGACCTTTTTATTCAGATGCAACTCTTTCTATATTATCTAATAAAAATAATCCTATTGTAGAAGTACGCTTTTCTGATATGTTCCCAGTTTCTTTGTCTGGTTTGGACTATACACAAATTGCATCAGATGTTGAATATCTCACAGCAACTGTTGACTTTCGTTATAAATTATATGAGATAGTGGCTATATAATATGGAGTAATAATGACCCTTGATGAATTGAAAGTTCAAGTTGCCCAAGACTTGAAAATAAATGATGAACATTTAGATACAGAATCTTTAAAAAACCAAGAAATAAAAGCAAAATACCTAGACCATAAATCTAGATTTGAACTTCTTTTGTACAGAACAAAAGGAGATTACAAACGATTATATCGTGAGAAATGGGAATATTATGGTGGTAAAGCTGATGCAAAGATATATGCAACAAAACCTTTCGACCTCAAAGTTCTAAAGACAGACTTATCAGTTTACATTACATCTGATGAAGAAGTTATAAATGCAGAGAACAAGATTGGTTACTTAGAAACAGTCATAGATTATATCAAAGGAGTTATCAAATCAGTTGATAATCGTGGTTTTGATATTAAACATGCTATTGATTGGAAAAAATTTGAAGCAGGAGTAACATACTAATGATATGTGATATATACGATAATGTGCTGGAAGAGCACGTAGCTCAATTAATTGATATGGAAATGAAAGAAATTACATGGAAGTATGATTACAATTCACATAAAGAAGGTATTAATAAACATTGGCATACACATTGTGGCCATGAAGAATTATTTGAAGAATATAACTTTCTGTCTCCTATATGGGAAACAGCTAAAAGGAAATATAATTTTGAGAAAAAATATAAAGTATCTAGATTCTTGAGAGTATATGTAAATGCACACACACATGGAATTGAACCACACTTACATCGCGATGATGGTGACTTTACTATGATATATTATCCAAGACTAGATTGGAAACCAGAGTGGATGGGTGGAACAGCTATTTGGAATGAACAAAAAAATGAGATTAACAAATATGTAAATTATATTGGAAATCGTTTGTTTGTCTTTGATGCAAAACTACCTCATCAAGCTATGGCAGTATCAAGACAATGCTATCAACTAAGAACTTGTGTTGTTTTTAAAACTGAAAGAAGTGATGCTAATTCAGAAAGATTGGATTTTTATAAAACATGAACTATTCAGTAACAAAATTTCCAGAAGACTTAATACAAGATATACTAAGAAATAAAGAAAAAGAATTGCAAGATAGTTCTATAAATGATGCAAGTGGGTTGACAAAAAGAAATTCTAGTATATCATGGATAAAAGATAGAACTATTTGTCAAAGAGTTTTTTCTGTAATAAAAGATAAGGCATCTAATTTTTCAAATCTTTATCTAGACAATATAGAACCACTACAATATTCTGAATATGATGCAAGTCAAGAATATGGTTGGCATCAAGATTTAAATCTTAAACCATATGCAGATGGTAGAATAAGAAAAATATCATTTTCTATATTTTTAAATAGTAACTTTGAGGGTGGTGAGTTTGATTTAGAAGTACATGGGCCAGATGCAAAACCTAGATACATATCAGAGTGGAAACGATATAATGAAAACTGTGTGATATTTAATTCAGATATGTGGCATAGAGTAAGACCAGTAAAGTCTGGTGTAAGAAAAAGTATTGTTGGTTGGTTATTAGGCTCTGCTATTAGGTAATGAAAATATCAAAGATAAATGAAGTTTACTTAGAGTTAGAAGTAGACGAAGATGTTTCAAGAGAATTATCTGATTACTTTACGTTTGAAGTGCCGGGTGCAAAGTATATGCCTCACTTTCGTAGAAAGCTTTGGGATGGAAAAATAAGATTATTTTCTCCACACAATGGTAGAATATACGTTGGACTATTACCATACATAAAAGAGTTTTGTTCTAGAAACTCAATTGAATATATAACAGAAAAAGGAGTAGAAAATGATAGGAATGTTATTCGTGAGAGCGTCAGAGATTTCGCAGAGTCCTTACGACCCAAGAGCAGAGGTAAACCTATACAATTTCGTGACTACCAGATTGACGCAATTTGGTATGCTATACAGTCAAATCGTTGTCTTCTTTTATCTCCTACTGCTTCAGGCAAGTCACTAATAATATATACACTCGTTAGGTATTATAACCTAATGAAACTTAAAACACTTATACTTGTACCTACTACATCACTAGTTGAACAGATGTATTCTGATTTTATTGATTATGGGTGGGAGGACAAACATATACACAGAGTATATGCTGGTATGGATAAAGGTTCAACTAAACCAGTTGTGATATCAACTTGGCAATCCCTTTATAAACTTCACAGAAAATACTTTGCACAATATGGCTGTATCATAGGAGATGAAGCTCATTTATTCAAGGCTAAAAGCTTAACCGACATAATGGTTCGATCAGGTGAGTGCAAATACAGGTTTGGTTTAACAGGGACTCTTGATGGTACACAGACACATAGGCTAGTACTTGAAGGGCTATTCGGTCAAGTTAGAAAGATTATTTCTACGAAAGAGTTAATCGACAGGGGAACTCTTGCAGAATTAGAGATTGACTGCATCGTACTAAAACATACAGAAGAAGAAGCTAAGAGAGTTAGATACTATACATATGCAGAAGAAATAAACTATTTGGTTTCACACCCAAAGAGAAATAAGTTTATTGAAAAACTATGTGCAAATATAAAAGGTAACACACTATTACTTTTTCAGTTAGTTGAGAAACATGGAGTTTTATTATATAATGAAATAAAAACACTTGACAGAAAAGTATTTTTTGTGTATGGTGGAACAACTACAGATACAAGAGAGAAGATTCGTGCAA